CAAGGTACACCCTGTATTGGGACGTTGCGTTGCAACTATTCCGCACCGTGAATACTTCCGACTTATTAAAAAATATGGACAAGAGACAGTGCACTCTAAGGAGTTCCTGACTTATTTCCAAAAGAATTTCTCAGACCTTACGCCGAACAAGCTATAATGCAGACAAAAACCTACAGCGATTTATATAATTTAGTGCAAGCACTTTCGGGTGTAGGTAGTTTTACCGCAGAGGAAAAGGTTAATATTTTACAGTTCGTCAATCGACGGGCATTTGAAGCGTATCGAACAAGCCCTAGCTGGCCTAGGTACTTAGTAATCGGAGAAGAGCGCACCCTTGGTGCCAATGGACTTGTGCCTTATGCGCAGTCTGGCCTTGATACTATCTCTGACTTTCAACGTATCTATCGTAGTCAACCGTTCCTACGGAACTCAGTACTAGAGTACGAGTTCTATGTTGATTCAAACGGAGCACATATTTTAAATATAGTTACAACGGATTCAACGTCCGCATTTGTAAACTACCAAAAAGAACTACCTACCTTTACAGAGGAATCCACAGATATTCCTTATGAGTTTTTCTTCTATCTAGCTCACGCTGTATATGCTGACTTCCTTCGAATGGATGGTCAACACGACAAAGCTATGACAGAAGAAAAAGTTGCGGGAACTTACCTGGCCCTAGAGCTAGAGAAGATTGACCTGCGTTCAAATAACAATACAATTAACCAGAAGTTTTCAACTTACGTAAACCGTCAATCGAGATAGCACCTGTGCTATAATATAATTATGAGTTCATCTAGAAATAATACCCTTGAATTTTCTTCAGTAGGATCTGAAGTTTTAAACGCTGGTGATTCTGTAACGGGCAAACGCTACGGAGCTATTCAGTTAGTTACTGATACTAACTTTTCTATCCTTACAGCAAACAATGTTGACCAGTCCCTGGCTGCATTAATTGGTGTAGGAATTGGTGCAGGCACAATTCTTTACGGTCAGTTCAGCGAAGTAGCTGTCACAAGCGGTTTAGTAATCTGTCACAAGTACTAATATGTATCTTAGCCTAAAGGGTTCCCTTGGCCATACTGCTATCACGGATAGAGTTGGCGAGAGCCTCCTTCAGATTGCTGAAGGATCTTCTGCTGCGTACAGTCTGCGCAACCTAGGATCGGATAGCCCTTCGGTTGTCCGTGTTCGACGTGAGTCAGACAATGCTGAACGGGACTTTTCGGCTCAAGATATTAATACCTCGGTTGTAGAGAACTGGGTAAACCAGCAGATTATACCTCCGCTGGACCTACGGGAGCTTACACCTACGGGTCGTGACGGCCCTCTTATTCCAGCTGCGGCGGCTTACAGCCTACGTAACCTTAGTAATTCTTACACAGGGAACGTGGTAAAGGTGCGGCGCAACTCTGACGATGCTGAGGCTGACTTCACGGCTGTTGAGGTGTCCGACGGGACGTTGCTGAATTGGGTGAATGCTGATGTGGTTACCTACACCTCGGACTTCAGTGCTGGGACTGATGGGTGGATTGGGTTTAATACCACACCAGCATCGCAGCCCGATCCTGTAGATGCTGGGAACGTCCTGAAGGTTACCGTGGATACAGCACTCAGCCAGCATTTTGTGAACGGTGGGCCATTAAATCAAGGCAACACTTGCAGCATTTCGGCTCAAGTTTACGTGCCATCCTCTAATGCTATCTTAGATGGTATCGCTATTTTAGACGCTTCTGGAGGGATGAATACGAACTATGATAATATTGCTACAGACCAATGGGTGAATATTCCAACTTCTGGGACAGTGATTGGCACAACCCTAAGCATTCGTGGGAAAAGCGGAACTGATCTTGACTTCCAAGGCAACGGCACAGACGTATTCTACGTCCGCAACGTAGTAATCACCCAGACCACAGCAGACGGCCACGTCAGCACTTGGTACGACCAGAGTGGCAACACTAAGCACGCTACCCAAGCAACTGCAGCGAGTCAGCCTAAGGTCGTGGACGCTGGTGTGCTTGTGAGTGGTGGCATTGACTTCGATGGCACAGATGACTGGCTTCAAAGTTCAAATTCAGGTGCATTTCAATCATCTGATGGAGTTGGATTTTTCTCTGTATATAAGAAAAAAACTGTATCAACCTCTGACGTATTTACTGGGGTTAATCCGCAGTACTTAATGCAGGTTAGAGATACCTCACTTTCAGACACTACATTCGCTGCTCGCATACTAGGTGGGAAATTAAATGTAATTAGAGCGAATGAGGCTGGATCAGATTTCTTTACTACCACTGCCTCAACTCACACAATCGGAAATAATACGACCTTATCATCGGTAGTTGGATTACAGAGTGTTAATTTATTTAATGACGGCACTGAGTTGTCATTATCGACAGATGAATCTGGTGTCACTTATGATATTGCAGATTCTTCAATACTACTCGGAACTCAAGATGGGGGGACACGATTCTTAGAAGGATTTATTTCCGAAATTATCATCTACAACTCCGACCAGTCAGACAACCGTACAGCCCTTGAAGCTAACATCGGTGAGGTCTACGGTATCGCTGGTATCCCTGCTTACGACAATACTGTCAACGGCTTTGTAGAAACTTGGTACGACCAGTCAGGTAACGGCAATAATGCTAGTCAGTCGACTGCTAGTAATCAGCCTAAGATTGTTGATGCTGGGGTGCTTGTTCTAAGCAATGGCGATGCAGCTATTAAGTCCACGGCTAGTACTGGACTGAACTTCATTATGGCATCGCTATCAGCGGATGGTCAGCAGTCAGTTTTTGGTGTCCTTGAGAATGATGTTACTTCGCAGGATAATTTTTCGTCAGTGGTTTTGGCGTTGAGCAGCTCTACATCTACAAATGGTGTAAACCGAAGACCTTATTGGTTTATAGCTCCTGATGGTCGTCTTGTTTTTTCTGTTGACTCAGATTCTGGCTACACTACGGCAAACCGAGAAAGACGGCTTTACTCGCACATTATGGAAGACACTGCTGGCGGCACGTCTACTATATATCAAGACGGCACACAGGTAGATACACGTTCTATTACGCTAGATGCAAACCCCAACTTTATATTGGCTCAGGTAGGAGTCGTAGGAACAAATGCAGTTGGTGCATTGTACACGTCCGAAGTAATCTACTACCCCTCTGACGAGTCAGCCAAACGTGCTGCAATTGAAGACAACATTGATAATCACTACGGAATTACTTCTGCTGGATCCTATGTAAATGCAGCAGGTGACTCCTACATCAATGCAGCAGGCGACACTTACCTACAACCTTAAGAAAATATAATCTAATAATATTATGGCAGACATAACAGTATCAACAGACATCGACAGTTTCTTGCAGAGCGCAACAGACGCATTAGCACGGACTAATCTAGGACTCGGCACAGCGGCCACCACGGCAGCGACGGACTACGCTACGGCGGCACAGGGCGCACTAGCTGACTCAGCACAGCAGCCACCAGTAGAAGGTCCTTTTGTCGATGGCGACAAGACTAAGCTGGACGGCATTGCAGCGGGTGCAGAAGTAAATACAATTGATAGTGCAGTATCTGGCGAACCTACTGGGAGTGATCAGGTTCTCAACGTTGTCAGTCTTACTCAAGCTGAGTATGATGCTGGCACACCAGTCGCTACTACATTCTACATCATTACTTAAGGTATGGCTTTATCACTAGGCAGTGCATTAGCGACTAAAGTATATCTTGGTGCGACTGAGGTCAGCCAAGCATACCTTGGTGCAACACAGGTATATACAAGCTCTGCTTTCTCGGCAGAAGCACAGGACTACTTTGACCGCCTGGACACTGCTGGTGATACCACCTACACGACCTACAAGCAGCCACTAGCTAACTACATTGATAGTCTAGTAACGCTGGGCGGAGCCTACTGGGATGATCTGGAATCTGCTGCATCCTTTGTGGGTGTCGGCATACAGGGTGTAACTGTTCCGTTGAAGTCCACAATGCCGACGCTGACCAACAACAACTTTGTTGCTGCTGACTTAAATCAGTTGACTGGTCTAAAGGGTGATGCATCCACTAAGTATTTGGATACGGGAGCATTAGATAACTCAACATCACAGAACGATGCTTCTTTAAGTGTATGGGTTACTGATAATGTTCCCCTAGATAATGCTTATTGGATTGGTTCACAGCGCCTTGCTCAAAGGTCAGGTAGTAATAATACTGCGGTTAAGTTCTCAGCAAGAACTACCAGTTCATCTCAAGTAAATCCTTCACCCGATCTTGTTGATGGTTTCATTGGTCAGACCAGAACTGTTGGCACTGACTTTGATTGGTTTATAAACACTAACAGCGGCAATTTCGTAAAAGCCTCAACGACTCCACTGGGACAAGGCATTAGTGTATTTGCGTATGGTGCGGGTTCTAATAAAAACGCATCCCGTATTGCAACTTATCACTACGGCCCTGCTCTCAACCTCGCTACACTGGAAGGTCTGCAAGACACCTTACTTTCTGAAATCGCAGCAGTTTAATTATGACCCCATCAGAATACCTAGCTACTAATCCTACGGCTGAAGAACACAGCTACAACTATCTTCTGATCCCAGCAGAACTGCGGGACTCAATGCTAGCAAAGCAGGACACCTTGACTACTAGCAATCACATCAGCCCAGTGCTGTTGATTGACGGACGCTACGGTGCTTGCTGTGACCTTTACACAGAGGTCGGCGTAGGCGGGATCTACCACGAACTGTGGGAGATGCTTGACCAAGCTAAACTGGAAGAATGCGAAGTCGTAGACAAAGCTGCATTCCTGGCACTACTACCACCTGACCCAGAAATTGAAGAAGCATAATGCTATATTTAATATACGAAACTAAAGAAGCCGCCATTGATCGTGCAGATGAGGAAGGCAAGTACATTGGCTTTGACTACTGGATTGAGGACAACGGTCAAGGGACACGGTGGCTCACGTACCCCAATGAAACCATTGAGTACAAGTGGGCATTGGAAGTAACTGACTACAACTTAACTGCAGCAGAACAAGCAGCCACTGTCAGCTCTTACGTACCTCTACCAGAACCAATTGAAGCATAATGCACGACATCATTTACAAATCAACCATCGGCACAGGGGGCTTTATTGCTACTATCGAACTCGGTCAAATTAACGAACTTCTAGGACTAGTTGTAGGTTTTGCTACTCTAGTCTATATGACTGCATCCGCAGTCAAGGTAATCAAGGAACTCATAAATAAAGATTAATATGACACCAGAACTATTAGCAATGCTAGGCGGGGGCGTAAGCGGCTTCGTAATGAAAATGATTGCGGCACAGGCCGACAATCAGGCTCGTCTCTTTGAGCGTATGATTGCCCGTCAGACCGTAGCGGATGAATCAGCGGACAAAGCAGCAGCTCGTGGTGGTGTCTATATGCGTCGTGCTATTACGGCAGCAGTTATCTTTGCCATTGTAATAGCCCCATTTGTATTCGCATTCACGGACATAGGTGTTAGTATACAATCAGAATCCAAAGGCTTTCTAGGGCTATTCAAGCGCCTAGAATGGTCCACTGTACAGGGGTTTGTGATACTACCAGAGATCCGCCAAACAGCTTTAGCCATCGTAGGGTTCTACTTTGGTTCCTCCCAAGTCAAATAACTAATAATATTATGTACGGAAGAAAAACAAAAAATGCTGGCAAAGGATCCTGTGGTGAACGTGGGGGAAAGAAGGGCAAGTAGTGCCTGACAAATCCAAGATGAAGTGCAACGTACCCCGCCGTGAAGTACAGGGCGG